TGTTTATTTATACCTAAAGAAGGTGGCGGAACGTTTCGGATCACGTGTCTGCATCTTCCGTAATCATGCTAAAGTAATGGCCGGTTTTGGTAACGCTTTTGATTTTGTAATAGAAAGCTCGGCCAATGTGAACACCAATCCGCGCACGGAGCAGACCTGTATAACGATAGATACCGGGCTGGCCCGCTTTTATAAGGAGTTCTACGATGAAATAAACAATTTCACAAAGGATTTTGATAATTGGAAACCATATACATTAAAAAGAGACCGAGCAAATGACGAAGTTATTTAATAAAGGCGGTGACGGTGCCGGTGAAATAGTCCGTGTTCTGGGATTGATCGATAATGATCTTGATTTTACCAAGTGGGAACCTATCTTACCGCTGGGTATTCGGGATTTACAGGCTATCATCGGAACGGAACCCATAGACGCGGTAGATAAGTATTACCGTGAAGATCATGCGGACGGTACGGAACCGGACGGCATGGCGGAAACTTTGCGGCTGATGCAGCAGGCGGTGGCAATGTTTACCTGGTTAAAGGTCATTCCCACTTTAGACGCACAACACGGAACGGCCGGACGTGGCAAACACCTTGGAGAGAATGAAACGGGTATGACCGCCTTACAGGAGTTCAAGGATGAAGAGAATATCCGGAACCTGGCTTATGAAGCCGTAGACGCGTTGGTGGAGTTAATGGACCGCGAAAAGTTTGATTTCTGGATGAACGGCATTAAGAAAAAGGCTATAAACCGGCTTCTAATCCAGAATAAGGAAACGTTCGATGAATATTACAATATCGGCAGTCACCGGCTTTTTCTGGTGCTTATTCCTATGATCCGGGAAGTCCAGGACGGGCAGATAATACCTGTTATCACCCGGAACCGTTATAATAAACTGATTGAAGGCGATACCGTTTTAACGGAGAAATTGCTGGAGTATGTACGCCGCCCGCTTGCACTTCTCACCATAAAAAAGGCCGTTGAACGTTTACCGGTGGAAGTTCTACCCAATGGAATCGTACAGGTACAGCAGAGCACAACCGTACGGGATAAATTGCGGGCGGAAAAAGAGGCCCGGCAATCGGTTGCTAACAGTCTGGAGCAGGACGCGGCGGCTTACCTGGATGTATTGCAGGATATCATCAGGGAACTGGATGCGCAGTCGGAAACGGTGGATTACTATATACCGGGTGTTACCGTACAATCCAAAGGAATAACCTTTTAATGTCCGGACATGGAGAAGTTTACATATAATAGTAAGACGGCGGAGGTTCCTTCATGCCTGGATGAAGTCAGCAGTGAGCAGTACCGGCAGTTTCTTATATTGTCGGTACTGATGAACCGCGGTACGATCAGCCCCGGACAGTTCCGCGTAAAATGGCTTTCTTTCCTTCTGGGCATGAAAGCGGATTACACCATGTACCGGCGTGAGATCATCCGGGAGCTGGACGGCCAACTGGAAAAGCTGGACGGCTTTTTCTCTTATACGACCGGTAAGGAGGGCGAGCGGATCGTTACGCCCATTCTGAAAACCGGGCGTAACCTGATGCAGGATTTTGGGAGCTGGCATGGTGTCGGTGACATGCTGAACGGTCTTACTTTCGGTAACTTTTGTGATTGCCTGGATTTGTTGCAGCAAAGCAAGCAGGCGGCGACAGAAAAAGACGAACCGGCTATAAATGAAATCTTCCAGGATATCACATTAAAGCTTTACCGGTACAAGGACCCGGAGAAGATGCCGGCCGTTCCTTCCTTGCTTGCCATTCATGCGGTAAACTTCTTTTCCGCTGTTTGGGAAATGGTTCTTTCCGGACCGGTTTATATTGGTGGTGAAGATATTGACTTTCGGATATTATTTCAGAAGTTGGCATCCGAGGACCGGAAGGCGGACGATAAAACCGGCTGGACCGGAATAGTCTTTGAAGTGGCGGCTTCCGGCGTGTTCGGTAATAAGAAGGAGGTGGACGATACACCCTTTTGGGATGTATTACTTTATCTGTATAAATGTAAGTTTGAGTATTTACACCAAAAACGTAACAAGAAATGAGAACAACAACAGGAACAAAAAACAAGATTAAGCAATTTGAGGGGCTACGCCTGAAAGCGTATGTATGTGCCGCGGGAGTATGTACGATCGGTTACGGTCACACAACCGGCGTAAAACCGGGAGATGTTATCACCGAGGCCCGGGCCGACGCTTTCTTTGAATCGGATATCAGGGCGGTAGAAAACCAGGTAAACGCGCTTCCCCTTCATTTGGGACAGTACCAGTTTGACGCGGTAGTAAGCTTTTGCTTTAATGTAGGTATCGGAAAATTCAAGAAATCAACGCTTTATAAGAAGATCAGAGCGGATGCGTATGAGCCATCCATACCGGCAGAGTTTAAAAAGTGGATATACGGGGGCGGTAAGATTCTTCCGGGGCTTGTTACCCGCCGTGAATGGGAGGCGAAACGTTATCAGGGATTGACGATATGATAGATATAAAGGTTTACCGTGAATACTGGGAAGGCGTACAAAAACGTATTCCTGAAATAAAGAAGGTGCTACCCGTTACCATTGACGAGGAAATGAGTAAGACGATACAGGGGCTATCAAAAGAAGAATGTCCGGTGCTCTTTATTCTGATTCCGTCGGGAACGGGTGCCAGCCTTTCGGCTGACAATGTGAGGGAAAATAATTTATGCGTTATTTTCCTTATGAGCAAGTACGATCCCCAACGTAAAGGGGCTTATGAGACTATCGAAGAGGTGCAGCCGGTTATGGAGCGTATCAAACAAATGCTGATAGAAGATTCTGCCACCGGTTGCCCTGTCACTAAGGAACTGGATTTAACCAGCCTTTCCACTCTTCCGGAATCCGGCTTTTACCGGACGTTTGCAGGGTGGAGCCTGGCTTTCTCATTTAAAACAAGATTCTAACTGAATGGCCGAGAATTTTAAAACGGATTTTTTTACCGACCGGATCGGGCGTGGAATACAGGACATATTTCAAGCCCAACTGGATATCGCTACCAAACGGATTTACCAGAAAGGCCGTGAGCGTAGGAAAGTACAGGGAACCGGGGAGATCATACAAGGGCGATCCGGTGCATTAATGGCCGCACTACAGAACCCGAATTATTCGGTCATTCCGGACGGCGAAGGAGTAATCGCACATTCTAACCTTCCATTATATACCCGCTTCCTGGATATGAAGAAACACGGTAATTACCAGATTTATAACCGGCAGATATACGGGATTCTATATCATGACACACTCGGGAAGATTAAATATGAATATCAGGATTATGTAAGGGAAAGGATAAAAGAAATGTTTGCCAGTTCGCTAAAATAGGTAATAAAATTAATACCTAAATATTTGTAGGTAATGATTTTATTACCTATCTTTGTTTCAGTAACCAATAAAACAAAGTTTATGCCTGAAATTTGTAGATTCTTCGGTATTATTATATTCCTCTATTGGAAAGATCATAATCCGCCACATATTCATTTTACTTATGGTGATTATGAATGTTCTATTAGCGTATTGGATCGGATTGTAGACGGTCAGGCTCCAGCTAAAGTTATTGCAAAAGTAAATGAGTGGATTAACTTGCACGAGGCAGAAATACTTTCTCTTTGGGAAAAGGCCCAAAAAGGGGAAAAAATAGATAAAATTGAACCATTAAAATAAACGCTTATGTTACGGGTTATAGATGTGGATTATATTAGGAATTACGAGCTTCTTGTTACTTTCAGCGACGGGAGTAAAAAGATCGTAAATTTGGAACCTTATCTTACAGGTGAGGTTTTCGGGGAGTTATTGGATAAGGAAAAATTTGTTCAATATGGTTTAACCCGTGCTACTATTGAATGGGCCAATGGTGCCGACCTTGCACCGGAGTTTTTATATGAAATTGGTATAGCTGCATATTTTTAGACCCTATGAATGATTGTTTAGCTATTCAAGATAAGAAGGAAGAAACTTTCTTATATCGGATTTTTATTTCTCACCCGGAACTAAATGCTTCTGCGGTGGCTCGACGTATGGGAATAAGTCAAAGCCTTATGTCTCAATATATAAGTGGAATAAAAAAGCCCTCACAAGAACGGGAGGCCCTAATAGTAAATACTATTAAAGATATCGGTAAAGAACTAACGATGATTGTATGACATACGAAGATATTTTATTTTTGATCGGCTTTTTCCTGGTAATATTTTTTTTCGTAGGATGTAAGCATAAACCGGCTACTTTATCCGGGTGGCTTGCTTTTGCCTTTCTTTCCTTTATCGTGACGCCTCTTATATCGGTTCCTCTAACCTGGTACATTTGCTGGATGATAGATCGGGCAACAATTAAGGATAAAGAATGTTTTGATCCTTCGGATTTTACCTTTAAGAGATAAAATACTTTCTTCTTAGTATAATAAGCCTGTAGAATGGTTCTACGGGCTTTTTTTGTGTCCTTTTCCGCCACTTTACACCAGGATAATTTTGCCTTATAAAATTTACTCTTATGGCAAAATTAAAACCTGACTATATCGAATGGGTGTTAACCCTGAACGCCTCCGATGCGCAGAAGGAAATACATAATCTTTCAGAAAAGAACAAGGAGCTCCGGGATAGCAATAAGGAGATAAAAAAGGCTATGACCGATTTAATCGCCACCGGGAAAGCTGGCGGTAAACAATGGAAAAGGCTTGATGAGCAACTGAAAGAAAATAATAAGACGATCGGCGAGAATAACAAGAAGATTGCCGAATGTGAGAAACGGCTGGATAAAACCACCATGAGTGCCAACCAGCTGGCAAGGAAGGCAAACGCCTTGCGGAAAGAGCTTCGCGATACGGTGAAATCCTTGCAGCCGGAAAAATATGCCGCCCTGGAGAAGGAACTGAAAGAAGTTGAGAAAGCATACGGGCAGGCCACGAAAAAGGCGGAAGGTTTCGGCGGTTCCCTTCTTTCCCTGAATAAGATAAAAACGGTTCTGGCCGGTGTGTTTGTCACTATCGGCGCAATGATAACCGGACAGATTGTCGGCGGGCTAAGGGATGCGATCAGTACTATTATAGAGTTCGAGAAGAAAAACAGTACTTTGGCCGCTATTCTGGGAACCACGAAAAAGAGTATCAAGGATTTAACAGATGAAGCGCGCCGGCTGGGTGCTACTACTTCTTATACGGCCGCACAGGTAACGGAACTTCAGATAGAGCTTGCCAAGCTGGGATTTTTTAAAGAGGATATTAAAGCGATGACGCCTTCCGTGCTGAAATTCGCTAAGGCTGTGGACACTGATCTTGCCTCGGCTGCTACGCTTGCCGGTGCAACATTGCGTATTTTCAACCTTGATGCGGAAGATACGGAAC